CCTGGCCCGCAGCTTCCTCTCCTCCTCCTTGACCAGGTCCTCCAGGCCAGGCTCCTCCCTGGGGGGCCTGGGAGGCACGGGGGGCTTGGGGGGGGCAGTGGCAGGCTCGTCCCTCTTGACGACCTTCTTCTTCTCCTCGGGGGGAGGGCCTGGGGCCGCCGGGGGGGATGGCCGGGGCACGGCAGGGGGCTTCCTCCTGGGCCTCTCCCCCCGCTCCGTCTCCACCTGCTTGTAGAGGCGCTTCTTCTCCTTCTCCACCAGCTCCTTTATCAGCCTCTCCCTCTCGTCCGGGTCCCTGGTCCTGAGGATGCGGTCGATGTCCTTCTTCATCCTCATCTCCATCTGCTCCCGGTGCAGGCGCTTCTCCTTCTCGGTCGGGCGCTCCTCCTTCAGCATGCGCTCCTTGGTGCGCTTCACCTCCCGCTCACGCACGACCTTGGTGATGTTGTGCTGGATGGCCGGCAGTATGCGCTCGAACACGGCCTTGACGTGCTTGCAGATGACGAAGTTCCCCCGCAGGTCGAGCCTCTGGGTCGGTGCCTGGAGGAGGGGGCGGGCCTGCCCGTGCAGCCCGTCCCGCTGGTGGAGGTTCCACTGCGCCCCCCAGTAGAGGAACGCCGGGCAGGAGCAGCTTACCCTTACGTCCAGCCTCTTGGCGTCCTGGGTCTCCTCCACCTGGGAGAGGTCGAACTGGACCTGCACGTCATGGCCACGGGGGTCGGAGTAGCTCTCGTGGCACACCACGTTGTACTCCAGGTAAAGCTCCTTGGGACGGCTCCGCTTCAGGGTAGGCTGGCACCCTGCCCTCCGCTTCACGCTGAAGGCGTTCGTCTGCCTCACCAGCTCCGGGAGGCTTATCGCCACCTTCGTGTACGGAGGGTGGAGGACGATTACGGGAACCTGTACCCAGAGCCTAGTGTCCAGGCTGGATGGGAGGCTTGCAAAGGCCATAGACCCCTCAATCTATGGTTCGCTTATTCGGTTATGCTCGGGTTGCTCTGGCGGGTCACTAGGGCCTTGTACCTGGGACGGGGGAGGGTCGGGAGGATGCACGGCGAAGTCAATCTCGCCTGCGGGGGCAGGCTTCTTCCTCTTCCTCTCCCTCTTGGGGGTCTCCCCTGGAGGCCCGACTCTTGCCTGGCCGTCCACGAGCGCCACGCCCAGGTCGGAGGGGAATGCATTGTAGTCGGGGAGCAGGCGCTTGAAGCCGGTAAGGTGCGGGCTGGTAAGAGGGGGGTCGCTTGGCGGGGTAAGCAGGCCGTGCGGGTCGGGGGCAGGCTCGGCCGCCTTGAGCGGGCTGGCATACCCGCTGGCGAGGGTATCTATGGTGATTGTCCCGGCATTCTCCCTGGGAGGAGCCTCCTTGGTCGCCGGGGGGCCGGGCTTGGCAGGTACCCTGACCTCGGATATGAACCTGCTCTTCAGGAACGCCTCGATGGCCAGGGACTCCACCCTGAGGACCTTGACAAGCTGTCCGTTCCGGTATATGGCAAGCGACCCGCCGCTGTGCTGGGGGTCGTAGGAGAGCATGTCCCCTGGGCGGACGTAGAACCTTGACTTCTCGAAGTTTATGGTCGTGCTGGCCACATAGTTCGTCATCCCTGCTCCCCGTCCTTGGCCTTGTCCCCAAGGCAAGCGGCATACCTCTCCAGGACCTCGTCCAGCCCCCGGTTGAGTAGCTGGCGGTAGCCGTGGTAGACAGCCTCCTTAATAGCATCCCCGTAGCTCCATCCCGAGCGGATGCGTATTATGGCCACCACCATCCCGGTGCGGTCCTCCCCGTGCTGGCAGTGGATGAGCACCGGGGCCGGGAGGCTATCCATGGAGTTCAGCGCCCAGTCCAGGAGCGGCTGCGGCACCCCTTCCATGTATATCTGCTCCACGCTGATAGGGAACCAGAGGTGCTCGATGATGTAGGGGAGGCAGGCCTCTACCTCGGCGGAGGCAGGGCCGTGCCCCTCCAGGTTGACGATGGACCTGACCTTGGTGGCCAGCTCCTCGTAGTCCCTGAGGGCGGGGCGTCCGCTGCGGTAGTAGCGGGAGTCCACCTTCTCGAAGCGTATAGGCAGGCTCATGCCCCATAATACTGAGGTTTTCGGTGTGTCGGGGGGAAGAGACAGGAAGGCGAGGGCCCTGTTGGGCCCCCGCCTTGGAGGACTGTCGATGAAGGGCTTTAGTTCTCGCCCTGGTTGGTCGAGCCGTCCCAGGCCTTGTAGCGCCCGGTGACGGTGAGCCGCTGCACGCCGGAGGGGTTGAACACCAGGAAGCCCAGGTTCTCGAAGATGCTGAACCCAATCTGCCTGAGGTCCGGCCTGTCGGCGGACATGACGGTGAGCGGGATACGCTCCGGGATGACGCCCAGGAACTCGGCGTCCGCCAGGATGTAGACGCACCCGAAGCCGACCTTACGGGACTGGAGGAGGGTGGCTCCCCACAGGTATCCCATGACGCCGGTCTTGAGCAGCTTGCGCTGCGTCTCACGGTCGATGTTCTGCTGCGTCCACTTCAGGAGGTCCGTGTAGTCCCTCGGGTTGAAGAAGCAGAACGCCACAGACAGGTCGTGCCGCTGCACCTGCCCGAAGCCGTCAGCCATCGAGTTGAGGTCGATGGGCGGGCTGATGGCTATGTCCCCGTTGTAGACGGGGTCGAACAGGCCGCTGCCGGCCCTGGCTGCGTTGTCCAGCACCACCTGGGCGTTGGCTGCGGCTGCCACGGCGTCGAACAGCCCGAAGACGTACCCGTCCTCGGCTGCCCCAACCTCGGCCTTCGCCAGGTTGAGGGAGCGGGCGACCAGGTCGAACCGACGCTCCTTAATCTGCGTGATGGGAATCATCGGGTTCGACACGATTTCAAACGTCGGAACGGTGACACGCTTCGGCTTGGTGACCCGAACGATGTCGCCGCCCTCCTCGCCCACCACGAAGGCCTCGACAAAGGACCCGCCCGCAGGACCGGAAACGGTCTGGGCGGCAATGTCGAACTCCTTGTCGTAGATGGGCAGAGCGCCGTCCGGCAGGGTCTCGACCATGAGCGCCTTGCGTGCGATGCTCATGTAGTCACGACGCCTGCGGAGGGACGGTCCGAGGCTAGCGGCTAGCTTCTGCCGGCCGCCGGCCGTCTTCAGCAGTTGGCCTAGCATTGCCGTCTGCTGTTGAGTGCGGGAAAGGTTTGCCATCTGTTTGTCTCCTCTCGCTGCCTTATAGCAGGCTGGCTACGCCGAGCCAAGGCTCCTGGGTGGTCGGCACGTGAGTGCAGATTCCCACGGGGATGCGGTTGCCCGCCGTCTGGGAGTAGTTTCCAGACGAGGTGTACAGTCCCACGTTGGAGGCGTGAGCGCTGCTGCTGCCCCCGGCGTAGACGTACTGTCCTACTGCATAGGCCGCCAGGGCATAGGAGTTCGTGTCGTACGACTCCTGGTTGAGGTTCCCCTGCCAAAGCGCCCGGACAATCGGGGCCTTCTTGGAACCGGCAGGCCCGACTGCGCCAGAGAACTCGCCAGGGCCGTTGAGCAGCGTCCCGAAGGGGATGTTGCCCGCCGCCACGGTGGTGGTCGCCGTCGAGGTGTAGTAATTGTCGTTCGGGTTGTACGGGCCAGGGCCGACGATGCCTGCCTTGGCGGTCTCCATCCCCGAGACACCGGGGGTAGAGTCCACGTCGCAGGGCACGATGACAGTGCTGACCCCGACTGCGTTCTGGGGGTCTCCTGCCAGCGCCATGATGCGCCCGCCCAGGTATCCGGCGCTAATCAGCGTTTGCTGGTCGGTGCCGGGGTCGCCGGTCAGGAGCACGTCGGGCGTGCAGTTCACCGAGTCGTTCTGCCCGTAGTAGATGAGCTTTAGACCCATTTGACTACTCCATCGTAGGCGGTTGGATTATGCGGCCAGCCAGCCCGTCGTCCAGGGAGGGACATCCGGGGCTATAGCATGCCACACACGCCTACATATAAGGGGGTCCGTAGTTGTGGAACTTGGGAAATTCCGGCTAGAAGGGACGCCCGGAAGTCGGCTCCGGGCGCTTGTTTGGCGGGGTTCCAGCCGTGTAAGCCCGACTCGCTGGCATCTTGGGTACGGGAAGGAGGACGGAGGGGACAGGGACGAGGGAGGGAAGGCCTTCCCCCGTATATGTTATAAGGTCCCCCATGATGGGGCCGTAGGATGGGTTGGGTTGCATAGGGGCAAGGGGATAGCCCCCCGGCTGGCCCGGGGGGCGTTGACTGCGCATGCCTACCTGGCTACCGGCCCTCTCCGGCACCGCCGTCCCCGAACAGGGCGTCGGCGAGGTCGATGCTGCGGACGGCGTCCTTGTCGGAGGCGATAACCGGCTTTATCTTCCTCAGGGTAGCCGGGGCCTTCTTGTCAGCGGGCTTGGCGGCCGCCTTGCCCTGGGAAGAGGGTGCCTCGCCGTCCTTGGGGGACTCCAGCTTGGGCTGGGAGTCCTGCGGGACCCGGACGGGGCCCTTGCCAGGGCCAGAGTCCTTGAACTCCGGCAGGTCGGAGGTCTTGATAACCTCTGCCCACAGGGTGGCGGAGTGGTCGTCCTCGAAGTCCCTGCCGTCGCTGCCGGCCGTGTCGCTCTGGAACTTCTTGGCCGCCTCCCCGGTGAAGCTGGGGACCACGTCTATGCCTGCCACCTGGGCAGCCGTCTTGACGTCGAGCAGGGCTGCCAGCGGGTCGGCGTCGGAGCCTACGACGGAGAACATGTCCTGGATGCTGCCCATGCCGCTGTCGTCGATGGCGGCCTCCAGCTCCACGGCGGCAGAGGGTGCAAAGAACTCTGCCCCGGAGTTGTCCCCCTCGTTGGCGAGTGCGGAGGTCTTGTCGTCGATGGCCTCCTCGTTGAAGATGCTGTCGAGGTTGAGCGCCTCCCCCTCTCCTTCCAGGGACTCGCCCTCCCCCTCAAGCTGCTCTCCGGTCTCCTCCAGCTCCTTGCCCTCGGTCTCAAGGACGCCCTCAGGGACCTCCTCGCCCTCCCTGGTCTCCGTAGAGATGTCCTTCTCAAGCTCCTTAATCTCCTCGGCGACCTCCTCGACCTTCTCGACGATGTCCTTAATCTTCTCCTCGGTCACCATCTCGGCCGCCCCCCCCTCGGCAGGGGGTGCGGGCGGGAGTGCGCCCTCGCCCTCGACGGGCGGGATGTCGGCGGGAGGCTCCTCAGCGGGCGTCTCCTCGACAGGAGGCTCCGCTGGCGGTGCTGCCCCGCCCTCGGCGGGCGGTGCGAGCGGTGCTGCGGGCGGTGCCGGGGGAGGAACGGGCTGGGCCGTCTTGGCAGAGGCGTCCTTCTTGGCGTCCTTGACCTCCTGCTTCGCCTTGGCCTTCTCCAGCTTCTCGTCCGCCTTGTCGCTCTCCTTGCCAGCGGACTTGCCCTCGGACAGGTTCACGGTGTCGCCGGGGCGCTCTCCTGCCCCTGGGCGCTCCGCAGCCTTGCCTGCATCGACTTCCTTCGGCTCGGAATGGGTGCCGCCGCCGCAGCCACGGCCATCGTTGTAGGTCGAGGGCTGGGGGCCGGAGTCCTTCCGGTCGTCCGCCTGCTTCCCGGCGGCGCTCTTCGGGTCGCCCTTGACCTCGGACTTGACAGCGCCCTTCTCCTTGGTCAGGACGG